TCATTACCTTCTATCTGCTGGTTAGCGGCGGCGGCGGCAAGTGAATCAGTCTGCCACTCAAATAACGTGTTGTCACACGACCCTTTGCCAATATTGGACATAAACGGCGTGTCCATTGGACTAATATTATAAATGATATTACTCAGGTCTTCACGGATACCAATAGCACCGTAAGTAGTCCGAGTATTTGTTGCGATTGCCATAAAATGACTCCTTTATTATTATAGTTCTACATAATCTTCAAACAGACTAGCGGCATCTTCTGCTCTTCCTGTCTGCTGTAGACGTTTCATTTGTTTAGTACGTTTCACTTTATCAGCATCAGCCTTTTCCGTTTTAGCCTTTCCACGAACCACTTTAGGTTTGTTTTTAACTTTCTTAGACCTTACAGTGTTTTGTTTCTTTTGCATATCTTCATATGCTTTGGCTTGCATTAGAACAATGATTGATCTGTGATCGACAAGTTGACCTAACTCTTCTTGTGTATATCCCTTGCTTAGAGCGAATTCCGATACGGCTTTAGCCATTGCTTGCCGTTTGTCGTCCTCTGCCCACTGCGGGATAAGTTTCACCATTTTTTGATGCTCTTCCTGAACAATACGTTGATGTTCTTTCTGAGCCTCTGCTTGCGCTTCCTGTTGGGCTTTCTCTTGAGACTGTTGTAGAGACTGAATCTGGTCTTGCGCCTGACGATATTCATCACGCTTGGTTAGATATTCCTCTCTATCTTCCATCTTAAGCCTTTCCCAATCAACATTCTGGAATTGCGCTAAATGTGAATAGTTAGTTTCAATTGCTTGTGCGACAGCACTAACGTACTGTTCTCTGGCTTGCTGAGTCTGAGCAGTTTCGTTCTTGTAGTTTTCTACTACCTGATCTATCTGCTTTCGATATTCTGCAAGTTGTTGAGTTTTCCTTGTATAATCCGCTTGTCGGGAGTAGCCTTTGACGAGTTCTTCTTCCGTGACTTCGTGTTCTTCTCCGTCTACTGTTACAGTATAGAGAATTGTCTCTTCCGAGTCGTCTTCAACTTCTTCTTCATCGGATTCTTCAGATTCATCATCCTCAGAAATTTCGTCTTCGGTTTCTTCAACCTCCTCTTCAATTTCATCAGTTGTTTCCTCTAAAGCGTCTTCAGTTGCTTCTTCAGACGGCGATGCCTCCTCTTTCTCTTCCGGTTCCTCTAACGAGTCCATGAGTCCGAGTATCGCATCTTGGGCTTCAGATATACTACCGGGTTCTTTGGGTAGTTCACCTGCTATTTGTGGGGCTGTTTGCGTATCCACCATAATAATCTCCTATATGTGGTATTCCTTAAGTTTCTTCGCCATATCTCCTGTTTCCACAATAGAAGTTATATGTAAACGTATCCGCTCAAGGAGTCTTAATGACAACCAGATTTGTTCTCTGGCTTCTAGTTCACTGACTCCCGAAGACTTCCAAGAGTCCAGTAAATTTTTTTCTAGCGTTTCAAACGCTTCTACGAATAACTTATCATTGAGGATGCGTCTTGCGTGTTCCTCTCTTAGTTCGTTACTCATATTTATCCTATAGCAATGGGTCTATTTTGTTCTGCTTCAAGTTGTAGTTCAGCCGCTTTTAGTTGAGCCTCTACAGCAGATTCAGCCGCTTCCTGCTGAAGTTTCTGCTGTTTCAACTGTAGGTCAGCGGCTTTAATCTGAAGTTCCTGCTGTTTAATCTGCATCTCCATCATCTTTTCCTGCTCTGCTGGATCAGGCTGTGGAGGAGCCATATCCGGGTTAGTCAGGAAATCATCAATATTCTGGAAACCCATGTTCTTAATGAGTGCGGCTCCCATGTTGTACAGATTCTTTTCATTAACAATGTTAAGTCCACCGCGCATTGCATCGCCAGCAAACTGTAGCATTGTAGTCAGGTGCATCAACTGTTGGTCACGATTACCGTTACCAATACCTACAGCAACTGTGCAGTCCATTTTGTCACGCCACATATCAGGACGGACAGGAACCCACTTATTGCGTAGTTTGACTACACGCTCATGGTCTTGATTCTTAAGGACAAGTTCGTAAATACAACGCATCAAATCTCTTACACCAGTTTCGGCAAAGCATCGCGCTATTAACTCTACTCTGGATTGAGCGGCTGTCATTGTAGCGTTTACTGCTGTGGCCGTAGTGTGAGAGGTTAGCGCATTGTCGTTAAGACCTTGGCTGTATTTGTTTACACCGCTTCGTGACTCTCTCTGCTGGTCTAGATAACCTAGCATCTGGAATGAGGAAGGCTCAAGTTGAGGAGTTGCTAATGGCATAATGGCGTTGGGTGACTTAACTCGCACCACACCGCCCGGACGTTGGGATAGCAAATCATCTAGGTTCGCTTGACCTTCAAGAACTGCGTACCGACCAAAGTTTTGGTTGTACATATTGTCCATAAGATTCCGCATCAACGTACTTTTGATGAGTTGCAAGTCCATGATAAGGTCTGCAATAGACAGGCCAAAGAACTTATGAGGAATCTTTACCGGAGTAATACTGACGAATGGAATCTTGTCAATAGGATCATTAGCAAGAACCTTACTACCTACGGAGCATATCTTTCTTAGTTCAGCAATCCCATCTCCGTCATAGTCGGTTCTCAAGAAAGACTCATGCAACCAATAAGTTTGTAAAGCCTCTTCGTCATCAGGAGAACCCCAGCCGCCAAAGTAATCGGCAGACTTATCAAACTCGTAACGGCTTAATCTTTCTGAGGAAAAAGCCGCCATATCGTCATCACCACCACCCATCTCCTGTGGATCAAGGTCTTCATCAGGATACATAAGACGTAACTCTGACAAGGTTTTCTTTACACGGTGACAAACAAATCTAGCATCCTGAATATCTTTTGCTTCACGACTGATAAGAAATTCATCAGGTGAAACATTCTCAATCCTTACTCTACCTGTGTACTCTGTGCGCTTAATAACTATATCATGCTTCGCGCCATAATCATCAACGTATGGAGTATGTTCAACAATCTCAACATCGGGTGACATGACCAACAGGTTAAACTCCTGCTCGTCCAGACCGTTATACTCTTCACGGTTCCAGTCTTCGTAGTCATCCCACCATACTTTTACGATACCATTCTTTTGAAGGAGAGCATCAGTGAACCAAGAGTAGAGGATTTCCCAACCATTGTTATCTTTGGTAAAGATATGATTGACGTAATCAGTGGCCTGTTCTGCCGCCTCTACATCTTCTGGCCCATGAGGCTCAAATGTAACCATTTCTTCGCCACCAGCAAACACTCTCATCAGTGACGGTTTAATCCATTCAATAGTATCCATAACAGAAGAATCAACGTACTGACTCCTGCCTTCAACCTCATTACCAAACGGAAGTGCATAGTAGTAATCCATAGCAGATTCTCTCTGCTTGGATATAGTATCACTATAACCTAAAGCGTCAGAGATTTCTCCCTGCACTCTGGCTATTAGTTCTTCGTCTGTTGTATTAGATGATGCCATATTGTTTATATTCTATCTCGTTTGTCCAAGTTGGATCACTGCTAGATACAGCGAATCTTCGTGATAATACTGCGTACCGTGTCGCGCTCATAAGATCGTCTTTGAATGGAACTACTTTACCGCCCTTTCTGTGATACATTCTAAACTCTTCAAACCAGTCTGTTAATGTATTGAATACATGGAATCTACCCTGCTCCATATACTGCAACATATCCATCAGACCTTCTTCTACGGAATTACCGCCTTTGTTCTGTCCGAGTGCTGGAGGATTGGTAAAATGCTCCAACATCATATTGCACCCAAGGCTCCTGTATTGGTCTGCAAGACCCGGATTGCCCATGCTGTCTCTCCTATTGCCATCGTGAGGATACGCAATAGGGACGCTCTCAGAGCGTGTCCTGATGGATGCGGCGTGTACTGATGGTGATGCTTTGGATTGTCGGTAACAATCGTATATATATATTTCATCATTGTCTTTATCCCAAGCGGCCCACACTACAGCCGTTGGGTGATCCCATCCGAAGTCTATTCCTGCTATTTTTCCCCAATGATCCTCAATAATTACAGGATCAATCATTATTTTGTCTTCCTGTATTGGGAAAACAAGGCCGGAACCAATGCTGGGACGGCCATATCGCCTCATTTCTCTCTCATGTGGGGAGTAACTGGAGAGAATCTGGGTCATAACGGCTTCATTTAGGTGGCCTTTATTACCTTTCATGGAGGTAATTGTCTCTGAAGCGTCATCCCAAGTGGCGTTTGTCAAGGATTGACCGGGCTGTAGGTTGTTCATAAACGATGCAACAGTCTCAGTCATGCCCGATTCTGGTGTAAATGTCATGTAAACCATGCCTTTACGGTCCAATGTTCGGGTTACAGCCTGTGAATATAACTCTCTGGACGGTTCTTCGTCCAGCCATATACAGTCTACACTGCGTCCCTGCCACTTGTCAACACCCATTTCATAGGCTTTGAAGTGTAAAGAAGAGTTCCCACCCGTAACGTGTTGTATAAGAGCAACACTTTTTGCGTTGGGTACACCCGGTTTACGTTCCGTTTTTATAATTTTACTTTTAGGTATCGCACCGGACCCAAACGCATCAGGATCATCTGGGGAACCCAATAGTTCGTATTGTACAATGTCTCTCGTTGTTTCGTTTGAAACCCCACCCGCCCAAGCGGTGATGGGTTTATCGTACCTTCTGCCTTCCCACCAGTCAGGATATAGACCTGTAAGATGGTAACTCATCTCTGCCGCGCCGGAAAAAGACTTCCCGATACGGTTAGCCGCCATCAGAAGCCTCTGGTTGGCCTCTGAGCCTGTTTGGTGGAACTTCTGCTGGTATGGGTAGGGATCGTACTCGTCGATGCGAGAGAAGCGTACAAGGCTTCTCAGAGCCTGTTTTAATTCTAACTCTTTACGGTAATGTTCAGTGCTTAAGCCTTTCAAGTGCCTCTAACTCCCGCATGATCTCATCTTTACTCATTTGGTCGATGTTGGTGGTTTCTACCTTGTCTACTGGTTTTAATCCAGCGCGGTCAAGGATGTCTTTAATTGCGCCTAATCTGACAGATTCAGACTCAGCACTTTCAGCAAGGTCGGTCAACCACTTGAGGCTGGCCGGAATCTTGTCTGCAATCATCTTCTG